CAGTGCATGTTTACCGGCAACGCCTACGTGCAGTCTCAGTGCGACGAAGGCATGGGCTGGTGGAAGTACTACAACCACCTGGGCAAAAAGACGACACGCGGCTGGCACGAGCAGAAGTGGGTCAATGTGCGCTCTCAGGTCTTGCAGTGCGTGGGTCAGATATCGGACGGAGATATGCGGATAGCGCTGCGGTACGCCGCCATGAACACCGATTGTCGCTTCATGGACAAAAAGGATCTCTTCGTCTCACCGGCCTTGATTTTCGGACGGCCCGGAGAAGACGTTGGGTCGAGGCTGGACCGGTTGCTTGCAAGGGCAAAAGCCTGGGATGCAAAATTCCAGCCGAAATCAGTAGCCCCTGCACCAACCCCACAGGACGAAGAGCGCAACAAAGAGCTGGCCAGAAAGAGGCTGGAGCAACTGGAGCGCGCGCCTGACGCCGCCATGGCTGCGTTTGCAGGCTCTGAGGCCCATAAGGCGGGTTGCATGCGCCGCTGGAAAGAGGAGTTGGAGGGTGCGTCGAAATCGGGTAAACCCTTCTTTGACTACCTGGAGCAAGAGCATGCCTAGTGGCGCATACAACCGAAAGAAGGGCGCTGACTACGAGCGCGAACTCGTCCACCAGTTCAGGAAGGCCTTTGCCGGGGAGGATGGGATCCGCCGGGGGATCCAGTCGCGTGCTGGCGTTGAGTGCCCCGATGTTGAGTGCCCTGTCTTTTGGGTGGAGGCGAAAAGAATGAAGCGGCCAAACATCCGAGCGGCACTGAGCCAGGCAGAGGAAGGTTGCCCAGAGCACAGGGTGGCGCTGGCGGTTACCCGTGCCAACAACGACAAGAGCCTTGTCACTCTTTCGTTGGACGATTTTCTGGAGATAGTTGAGTCATGGTGGAGCCTGAGTAACCGGTGAGGGGTTCGGTAACTGAGTATGGGTGTGAGAACTGCAAGCGCACCGTTTACGCCAAGAAGGTTCCAGTTGGGTGGGGCCTTACGTCCTTTTCGATACCTGCCGCCGAGTTCTTCAAGGAGGCGGATCTTTGTGAGAGCTGCGTGGACGCTTTTGTTAGCGCAATGAGGAAGCGTCGGCGGATTGAGGGCGGCAGCTACGAGGAGGAAGCTCTCCCGATTCACAACCCGCCTCACCCGGATAACGCGAGCGCAAGCCCATTCCGGCGAAGCCGTAAAAAGCCTGTTGACGGCCCATCTGACCCCGTGAAACACTGAGCCACCATGCGTGAAAAAACAGACATCACCTATTCTGCGTTCTCGACGTTTCGCAACTGCCGGCAGAAGTACAAGCACCGCTACGTTGACCAGTTGGTGAAGGTTCAATCCCCCGTTTACGCGCTTTGGTATGGGCGGCTCATCCACGAGTGTCTGGAGAAGTGGTATCGCGGAAAGTCGATGGGGGAAATCCTGACGTACATCGAAGATGAAAAGCTCGATGGGAGCGACCTATGGCTCCACGCGGTGGCCACCATGGTTTCCTACGAGAAGCTCTACCCAAAGGAGCCCTTTCGGGTCATCGACATCGAAGAGGAATTCTGCGTCCCCATAATCAATCCCAAGACCGGAAAGGCATCGACTGACATGCAACTGCGTGGTAAGATCGACGGCCTCATCAAGCTTGAAGACGGGGCCCTTGCCATCTTTGAACACAAGACCACAAGTGAGCGCACAAAGGACTATGTTCGGGGCCTGTGGTCTGATTTCCAGACCCGCCTTTACTGCGATGCCTACGGGCGCTACATCGGAAAACCCATCCGCAGGGCCCTCTTCAACGTGGTCCGCAAGTCTGCCTGCCGCCGTCGCAAGGGAGAGAGTGACGACAGCCTCCTTGAGCGTCTCATTGCCGACGCCCAGTTCCACCGCGAGGAACTTGTCTTTGACCCCATGCTCCTTTCTGAGATTGGCGAACAGGTCTGGGAACTCAAGGACAATGTCCAGGCCGCCCGCAGGGTTGGTGTCTGGTACAAGAACGAATCGAGCTGTAAGAAGTGGGGGCGGATGTGTGACTACTACGACCTGTGCTCGAGCGGAAATAACCCCATAGTCAAGTCCAGTCTCTACGAGGTCAAACGGCGTCACGAAGAGCTTTCACCCGGAGGAACCCATGCTACCTCAGAGCCCCACCCCGCCTAAGCGGGACATACGTGACCTTTGCGTCACCATCTACGGCGATCCCAAGTGGGGCAAATCCAGTCTCTGCGCCAACGCGGAGGCCAGTCTCTTTATCGCCACCGAGCCCGGTCTCAACCACCTCGAGGTTTTCCAGATGGCGGTGCAGGAGTCCCAGCCCTGCAAGTTCCGGGGCCCTGAAGGGGAAGAGCCCGAGGAGCGCATCTTAGATGGCTGGGAATACATCCAGTACATTTACAGGCTCCTGGTCCACAAAGAGCACGAGTTCAAGACCGTCATCTTCGACACCGTCGATCTCGCCTACGACTACTGCTCAACCCACGTCTGCAAGGCCAATGGGTGGCAGGATCCCAGCCGGGACAATGATGGCAACCCGTTGGGCTGGGGAGAGGGCTGGCGTGCGGTCAACCGGGAGTTCGAAAAGACCATGCGGAAGTTCCAGCACCTGAAGATGGGCTTGTTCTTTGTCAGCCACTCCAAGCTCATCGAAGCCAAGATCCGCACCGTCGAGAACAAGGCCGTCCCCACGCTCCCCTCTGGAGCCCGAAAGATAGTCCTGGCGATGAGTGATATTGTTCTTTACGCCACCAACGACCAGGAGGGGCGCGTCTTGTACACCAAGCCTCACCAGACCTACGAAGCCGGCGACCGCACTGAATGCCTCCCAGAGGCGTTCCGGGTGCCTGACAGTGACAAGCGGCTGAAAGCGACCTACGAGGCGTTCTCCAACTGCATCAAAGGAGGGGGTAACTAATGTCTTCACCCATCGACATAGACGAACTCGCGGTGGAGTTTGACTCCTTCACCCAGGGCAAGGATTTCAGTACCGAGAAGAAGGCCTATGGGAAGGTGCCTGACGGCAACTACAACGTCATCGTTGACAAGGTTTACTGGAAAGAGGCTCGCACCGGAACCCCCTTCCTGAGCTGGCAGCTCCGCATCATCGACGGCGAGTTCAACAGCCGCGTCCTGTTCAAGGACAGCTACCTCAAAAAAGGCAATGAGGTTGGCTTCAGGATCCTCGCAGAGGAACTGGAGATCATCCTTGGGAAACACAACCTCAAGCTGAACGACCAGGCGCTCCTAAGCCAGCTCTCCCAAAAAGAGTTGTTCATAAAGAAGCAAACACGGACGGACAATGAGCCCGGAAAAGACCACTACCGCATCTACATCAACGGGTGTGCAGACAACCTACCTGAGCCCCACGGTGAGGCGACGGCGTCGTCTCCGCTTCCAGATGCAGGCCCCACCTTCTCAGACGACGACATCCCCTTCTAGCCTATGCCCCTTACCCCCCGAACACCCGGAGAGTCCTCCCACGAGCTTCACAGCGTCTACGAGGCCCTCTCCCGGCTGAAACACATCCTACACCGCCCGGAGTACGAAAACGCCGAGCAATTGGAGCGAGCGCGCTCTGAAGCCATCTCCATAGCAGATGACGCCATCATGACCATAGGAGGTCTACTATGAGCTTCGAAGACAAGCTGACCCAGGCTCTCAAGCAAGTACACGCCATCCTCATGGAGCGGCACGAGAACCATGGCGACAGCGTATTTGCCCCCGTGAAGCTATTTAGCACCATCAGTCCCAGAGAGCGGTTGATGGTGATGCTGGACACCAAGCTATCGCGCTACCAGCATGGGGCCAGGGAGCTTAGTGAAGAGAACCTCAACGACCTTATCGGGTACCTCATCCTTCTCAAGATCATGTAAACCAAAGGGAGGCAACTATGTCAGGTAAAAGATACACCCCTCTAATCCGAAGCGCACCCATCATCGAAACGGTCGTTTGATGTGGCTTTTAACATCCTCTCTCTCTGCTCAGGTGTCGGCGGACTCGAGCTTGGGCTTGAAGCGGCCATCCCGCGATCCAGGGTTCTATGCTATGTCGAGAGGGACTCATTCGCAGCGTCCGTCCTCCTGGCGAGGATGGAGGACTCGTCCCTACGTCCAGCCCCTATATGGTGCGGCAACCTTGCTGACGTCGACTGGCTTGCGTTCACTGATCAAATCCATTGCCTCACCGCCGGATTCCCCTGCCAGCCCTTTTCAGTCGCCGGCCGAATGGAGGGAGAGCACGACGAGCGCTTCGTATGGGACGACATTGCCACCTGCATCCATCTGGTTCGACCCCCCCTCATCTTCTTGGAGAACGTCCCAGGCATCACTGTGGGGGGGCTACCCCACATACTCACTACCCTGGCCAAAGAAGGGTATGATGCGAGCTGGACTTGTCTACGAGCTACCCCTGCCCCCCACCACAGGGAGCGCTTCTTCCTACTGGCCTACCCCAAGCGCACGCGACTTCCGCTCTGGGAAAGCCTCTCAGGACACAATGGCGCACAATGCCCGACCACTGAACGAGTACGTCTGTTCCCGCCTGGACCTGACGATATCGAAGGCTGGAGGGAACTTCTCCGATCCCAACCTGAGACTCAACCCGCTCTTCGTAGAGATGCTGATGGGATGGCCGAAAGGGTGGACCGGCTCAGGGCCTGTGGGAATGGAGTCATACCACTTCAGGCTGCGAGAGCTTTTATTACACTTTACAGAGCGATCCCATCCATGAAAGAATTCCCCTACAAGTACCCGACCCTTCAGGAAACTAAGAACCCGCAACACCAATGAGCAACGCGAAATCCGAGTCCGGGGCCCCCTCCACTGAATCAGGTGATGCCACCGCACCTGAAGCTACCCCCCAGTGGAAAAGCAGGATTGAAACCTGTCTGGAGTGCCCACACAGCAAAGAAGGCCTCCTTCTCGTCTGTGGCCTGTGTAACTGCGTCATGCTGATCAAAGCGCGGATCCCGTGGGTGAAATGCCCCGAGGACCGCTGGGAGTCCTAAAGCTTCCCCCTACGGAAGATGTTATCCGCCGGGACTCTGGGTTGTGCTTGGGTGCCCGGTGGATAACTGTTTCCTTTGAAAGGGGGAGGGAGCAGCAATTATATGCTGAATTATTAAGAATTTATTCCGCGCCAGGGTACCCCCCCTTCCATTTTCCGGGGGGGCTTCAGTGCATCGAATAGGACTGGTTGAATGTTGAGGGGGGGTATGTATAAAGGTAGAATCCCGCTTGGGATCCGCTGGATTGTCGCGTCCCCCACGGGGGGCATGACAGGCCGAAAGGCCGGGGGTACCTTTTAGATTATCAAACCCCCGAGAATCGGACGATTGTGTCAAATTTGACACACTCGCCAGGCTACCAAATCAGTGTGGTTTTGGTGCTGGGAATCGTGATCCTAAACCAACCCAAATCCCCTCTCAATTCTCCTACCAAATCCCCTAAAGGGACCGGCCAATTTCCCAGCATTTTCGGTATTCCCTCAGTTTATATACTTGCAACATGCAAGGGTCATCGACTAAGGTCCAGGGGTGTCAATTATATATAAAGGGATGAATCAAACCATGAAAGATACCTTCACCGAGCTTGCCGAGGCCCGAAATTGGGGTGGAACAATCCAATGCTGCGAGACATCTCCTGGGCTTTTCGACTTCGAAGACATACCGACCGGCTGGACCGCGCGCGTTAGTAATAACGGGGGCTGTGTCCTTATTACTTGTCCCGCGTGCAAGGTGACCAAATGAACCGAACCCAATTACTTGCCCTTGTTGTTCTTACCATCGCCTCCGCTCTGCTATTGGGCGGCGTTGATAGTTTCGTGTTTGGCCTAATGGATAACGCGCCGATGTTGGCGTTGATGCTAATGGCAATCGACCCAGACAGCCTGATAGGCGAACGGCTAGCGCGCTTCAACATATCACCAGCCTATCTGGCTTGTGGCGTGGCAATGTTAGTCAATACAGCGACCGACGGCATCGCCGGGCTATGCGACCCCAATGCCGCCTTTTTTGGCGTGATTGTGGGCTGTCTAGTCCCGATAGCATTCCTGCCCATCATCTGGAAATTGCGCGCGCGTGAAGGGGTGACAATATGACCTACTCAGAATCCGCACGCGGTGTATCAATTACATATGACCGCTGTCTCACTGAATTAGAGCGACACGGAATCACTCGAGCGCAAGACGTAGAAAACTTCCACTATGAATGCTGGTGTGAGTGGAATACCGGCAAGCATATTGACGCGAAGCATGTCGTGGAATGGCTGGGTTACTAGCATTGCAACCGACAGGGAAGCGCTTGCTTCCCTGAACGTTGGAGCGCTTGTGTTCCAAAAAAGAAAAGGTATCGCAACTATGTTATCTCAACTCGCCTTCATTCTAGCCGTAACGACCGGTCCGGTTCTCTTACTTGGTATCGTGGAAACCCTTCTGAATCTCAGGGGGGCGAAATGATACAGCGAACCCTTAACATTGGATTACATCGCAACTCGCATCGGCTTTGGATAGAAGGCGCTCTGCTGAAAGACGCCGGTTTCTTGCGCGGGGACAAGTACATCATAAAACGTCATGAGGAGGGCTGGATCATTCGAATAATGCCCCACGCTGTAGCATTGGAAAAATGGGGGGTTGATGTTATCAAAATAGGCATTGTTTCCGGTCGTGAACGTCGCGGTAAAGAAATCCTTATTATTGATTGCCACACTAAAGAATTCGCATTGGGCTCCATTGTCGTAACGTCGTGCCCGCTTTCAATCACACTGGCGCAAGGGGGGCAAGTATGAAAGCGATCCTTGGATTTTTCGCTGCAACTGACAGCGGCCCGTATTGTGTTGAGTGTATGGATCAAAGTGAGGGGGGGCACGGGCTTTGGGTGTATCGGAAAACAGACAATGACTTTGTATTCCATGCACGCTGTAACCTTTGCAAAGCGACCGAGCTATTCCACGCAAGCGGGGCGCATCCACTCATAACCGCGCCACGTGGACCGCTAACGGCCATGTATTTAAGAGAGGCTCACACTAAACACCGAAATGAAGGGGGGAGAGTATGAAGGATTTAATCAACCTAATGACGTTTAAGCAATGGTGTGAATTAAACGGCCGTCTCTACACGGGCGCGCGGACTTTTGAGGAATTTGAACGGAATGCAAGGGACTATGAAGCCTACAGGAGCAATACAAAATGCTAGATCAATTCAAGCATGAGGTTACGTGCAACTACTTTAAAAGCGCTGTTGGCCACGCAGTGTTTTGCAAGGGCTGTGAGGGCATTCTGGACTGCGCGCGCGCAGTGGAGTTTACGTTGTATGGCCTTAACGACAAGATCGTCTCATACTTCATCATATGTGGCGCATGCGCCGAAAGGACCGTGGACAATGTGGAAGCGGTCCGCAAACGCAACAAGTTGCGCGCGGAAGTGTTTGACGGCCGCGCAATCGACTGGGGGCGTGGCCGTAGAATCCGCCCCGATAGCAACCCAGAGACGTTAGAGGGTTTAACGTGTCTTGAGCCCCCCGATCCGAATCAATTGACGCTAGACGTTTGATTGTCGGTCGCAGTCCCTCAGCATTTGGGGGGCTGTAGCGGGTAATCATATCCGTATCGGATCCGTGCTGGTAACGCGCGGAGTGAGGGCGCAACTATGTCAATCATCTTTTGGGCCGGTCTGTCTAAAACCGGTCAACACGCTACCCTTCTATTGTCCATCGGGGGTAACTCTAAAACAGGCAAGGTGTTGGAGCTAACCTTGCTACCATCCCTGCTAATTGCAGACTGGCCAGTGTGGACGCGTGGCCTTGATCATAGAAAGCATGGCGCTGTTTATGTTCGGTGGTTGCGTGAACACCGAGAACACTTCCGCGCGGTATGTCCCGAGGATTGCGATCACCTTATAAACAAGACGTGCTACGTGCAGAACAACGTTCAGAACGCTGGACAGGTAGCGCGTATCATTCGCGATCTATTATCGGCCCCCCTTGCAACGTCAAAGGCCTTTGACCGTGGGATCAATTTGGACGCAATTGATTACATCAAACACGCGAAAAGG